ACGGTATCTTTAAATATGTTTTCTGGACTATCTGTCTTAGCTCTTCCAGTAAGACTTCCCACACTTTTTATCTCAGAGATATTACCACTTGAGTTAATCTTATATATATTAACAGACTTATTTGCATTAGCTGTTTTATAGGTTGCTGTTGTATAGTCCAATCCAAGCTCTATAAAGTATCCAGAATTATTTGCTGGATTATAGTCAAAGAATATCCCACCAAGACTGTCCACGTCACCTACTTCTTCGCCAGGCTGTTTATTAACTATTCTCATAGTACATTCAAATCTCTTATAGTTTGATTTTTTTAACCCCACTAATCCAAGCTGTATGTACTTTCTTCTTTCGCTATTTGATAATGAAGCTATTTTGCTGGCTCCAGAGTCATTATCTGTTGAAAGCTTAAGTGCTCTTTGTTGAAGGCTAAATGAAGGTGCGGTTAGGTTATTTTGTGTCGTTGTACCAATTTTAAATTGTTTTCTTGACCACAACCCATTATCTGTTGATACTGGTGTGTGTGCTATCTGGGTTGTTGAAAATTGTGCTCTTTTTATTCCAGTTAAAATACCAGTATTTGTTATTGTACTTATTCCTGGATCTGATTGAACCAATGACTCAAACTGTTGTCTTGAAGATATGTCTATGTCTTCTGGAGCTCTTCCATCCTTATAAAGAACTCTATGCCTAATAGCATCATAATAAATAATCTCACCATTTAAATAAAAATATCCAGAAAATGATGTAAGCCCAGAAACTACCTTCCACACAACTTCTCCATTTTTTTGAACAACTTGCTGCATTTCTGGAGCCTGTGTTTGTATTGATGTTGTTTCTGATTGTGATATTGGATAGACCAATGGTGCTGCTCCAAGTACCCAGGCTTCTCCTGGATCCCAAATTGATGTTGCATATGATGATCCTCTAAAGCTAACTAATTGTTCTTTAGGGTTATTTGCAATACTTTGATATGTTGTAAGAACATCACTTTGTGTTTCATATGATCTACGTGAATATTTTACTACAAGATTTCCTATCCTAGGCTTTGCAGATTGATCTATACTTACAATATTGGATACCACGCCGCCAGAATTGTTATATGTTAATACTTGCTCTACTGTTGTAGAGTCTAATGCAGTTGCTCTAGATTTAAATATAAACCTTCCGTACTCGTCGACAAAGATGCAGCATTGATTAGATATACATAATTGTTGTAAGGCTTGCCATATTGTTTGTTCTTTAGACATCCAGAATATATCTACAACTTGAGATGATGACGAGTTAGTATCTATTGTAATTTCATTTAATCCAGCAGAGTCAAATATTGTTCTTATTACTCTTGATAGAGGTAGATTGCTTCCAATAACCATATCTGGTGCCTGTGTTTGTTGTAAAATTTTAGCCATGTCGTAGCATGTAGCACTGGCAACGTCGTTTGCAGAAAGGCTCCATGAGTCTGTAAATCCAGTAAACTGTGGTATTTCATTTGAATCAATTACTGTAAATATTCTTACTCCAACACGTTTATCAACTAAGCCATAGTACTTAGATAGGGTATTTTCATAACTAAATACATTAGACGTATTGTCTAAATTTATAGTTGCACTATTTGAGCTTATTTCTCCAATTGGAAGAACTTCATGATCTTCAAAGTACGTCTTATCTACTGTCCAAGATACTACGTCTGAGCTTACATCTGCCTCTAATCTTCCAGAAACTTCAATGATTTCTAGTGGGGCATAGCCAACATTTACCGTAGATACCAATACCTTAATACCAGATATCTCCTGTGTATTAGATGTGACTGATGGGGACGTATGTCTTGTTGTTGTCCATGTTGCTCCATTATAGTATAGTGCGAGACCGCCGTTTGTTAATGGTGTTGATGACGTATATGCCTGTACCCATACACCAGATTGTTTAACATAAACTGTATAGTTGTTGGGCACAGTATGAGATGTTTCAAACTTAACAACCAATTTATTTACTTTTACCGTTCTGTCATAGTTAAAGTATACTGATTTATTTACAGAAGTGCTAGACTGATTTTTTCTAATAAATGCCCAGTATTTATATCCATCATCTTTTGATACAAAGTAGTTTCTGGTTGCGGATGTTAAGTCGTAGTTTGCTAGTCCACTTACTGAGCTACCAAATATTGATTTTACAATACCGCCCACCTTCTGGTTATTATGAAGGGCATACTCTCCTGGCCTAATAAAGTTTGTTATAGATGTAAGTGGATATAATGACTCATAATATTTATTATAAACCGTAGAGGTTTCAATAAGTTTTAAATCAGATATTTCAGAGTCATACTGATACAAGGCAACGTCGTCTATACCCATTTCGCTGACGCCAGCATGTATATTATAGTTCCACTCTAACCATACTTTTTGTCCTGGCCTTATAGTATATTGAGAATCTATTGCTGTTTTAACTGAAGGAAAGTTTAACATTAAACCTCCTCTAGAGATATATTTACATTCATCCTTATGTACGGATATGTGCCTGATGGGTTACGCTTAACAATTTCAAAGGAGCAGGACGAGAAGTTAACCAGAAACTCCTGGTAGCTTAACGTTGCATCTGAATCAATTTTTTGTGTTATCTTCATATAAAATGGCTGTGTGTTATCCATATAGAAATCATAAATTTCTCCGCCACCAAGTCCGCCGTCTACGGTATACTGAGATAAGTTTGGGACGTCCTGCCAAGATAGATCAAATCTATGTTTTTCTGCAATGGTGGATCTTCTCATAGTGCCGTTTGCAGTTCTTAATGAATTCTCAATTTTTTCTATATCTATGCCTAATGGCCTTCTGTTATGATCAGTAATTTTTTGATATGTAGCACCAACAGAAGATGATTTAAAATAGATTAATGAGTCTTTAAGACCAGTTACCAACCATGTCATATTGAAAGATACCTCGTATCCTTTGATCTACCCATAGACGCAAATAGTTTCTTTTCCATTGTAGCAATAATTGTATCAGCATCTGCACCTGGCTCTATAATGTCAATCTTATTTACATATACACTAACAGATGAATTTCCAACGGCTGCCGACATATTATTTCTTGAAGGTGCCCCTGGGTTATATTGTAAATTATTTATACTATCCATAAATGGTACACCGTATTTTCCAGTAGCCCTAGCACTCATCATAAACTCTTTATTTGATCCCCAAAGTGGTATGTTGTCCGCTGTTGAACTTCCGAATCCAGTTATATATCCTCCGCCAGCATATCCACGAATTTTTCCACCAGCAAATTTCTTTTGTATAGCGCCAGTGTTAATTAAGTCATCTTTTTCTTTATCATATCTATATCTAAATCCGAAAGCTTGTACCATCTCATCGGCTACTAAGCCATTTGATATTATTCTTCTTTCTTCTTCATTTGTTAGTTTTCTTATTTGTTGAGAATTATAAATACCAAGCATTGCTGCAGCATCTCTAGGATTACTGTATGTGCCAGTTTTTCCGCTCATTCCAGAAGAATCTATATTAAATTTACCTTGTGCCTCTCTTAAAGAATCCTCTAATACTTTAACGCCAGCATTAAATGATTGTGGATTCAGAATTCCTTTAAATTGTTTTTCAAAGTTTTTAAATGCACCGCTATTTGTAAAATCATCTAAAGCTTTACCAATTTGACCGCCATCTTTAAATCCTTTGGTAATTGCTTCAATGGCCTTTTCTACATTTGTTTTCATTTCATTAAACTTGGCACTTGTATTTTTTACTCCAGAAGGAGCATTGTCAAGTCCCTTTAGTCTATCTTGTAAGGACTTCTTTTTATCTTCACGAGCAATTTCTTTTTGAAGTTGTGCATTTTCTGATGCATATTCCGCTTGTTGTTGTTGCACTGCTAGTTGAGCTCTTAATGCTCCCTCTAAATCTCCAGAAGCCAAAGCTGATAAATAATCTACTGAAAGATTTCTTAGTTTTTCTTCATACTTTACTCTAAGCTCTTTTAGCTTATTAATATTTTTTTCTTTACGCTCTATTTCTTCTAGCGCATCTATCTGTGCTTGCAGAGCTTTCTTTGCGGCATCATTATTTACAGAAGAGCCACCGCCAGAAAACATCCCTTGTAAAGATGACTCTAGTTCTTTTTTAGATTTTTCAAGATCCTGTTGTGCACTTAGTAATTGAAATGTTGCTCTTATCTTCATTCCATCAAAATCTTTTACAGCCTGTAAGCTTGGTATAAGTCCTTCAATTCTCATCTTTAGTGCTAGCAAAACATCGGCTGACTCTACTCCATTTCTTACTAGACCATTTAAAATTGTTCTTTCTGTTCCCTGCAGACCAGCAATAGAGTCTGCTACTAACTTTACGCCTTCTGCTGTAAGCCTTCCACTCTTTGCTGCTAAATCCATAGTTTCTGCAAATGTTTTTAAGTCCTGATTTGCAAGTGCATTGTTTAATATTGCTGCTTCTTGCTTAAAGGCGATAGTACCAAATAGTGTGTCTTGTTGAGCTTTTGTTAATTTATTATACTCTTCTGTTAATTTTGAAATTGCTTGTCTTTGCTCTTCTGTAACTCCTACTGGGCCAGCACCACCACTACGGGCAAGTGCCGCAAGTCTTTGCTGGTCCATGCCAGCTAATGATGGATTTTGTAAAGCTCTCTCAAATCCAGTTCCTCTTATAGATGTTATGCCAGAAAGCATTGTAGACACAGAAGATGCTTGTGTTTGATTAGACAATCCAGATAGCATCATGTTTAAATCTGTTGCAAATCCTTCTTGTCCAGCAGCTTTTAATATGGCAGCCATCATAGTCTTGGCAACCTCTGGGGCAGCTCCAGCAGCAATATAAGTTAGATATTGACTTTGGAATTCTCCAGCAACTTCAGCAAAGCTGGATGCGCCTTTTGTTTTTTCTCTTAAGGCACCTGTTGATAAATTTGTAGATGCATTTAACGCAGCTTGAGCTAATACTTCTAGTTGACTTGCGGCTTCAGCTGATTTTCCAACTATTTGTTGCAGTTGTATGTCACCTATTGTTTTTAAACTTAGGCCAGCAGCTTTTGCATACTCTTGATCTATTTCATACTGTCTTACATTAAGAGCAACTATATCTCTCAGTCTATCAAATTGTGTGTACAAAGCTTTTGCAGTTGGTATAAGTGCTCCTAAAGATGCTCCCACTGCTGCACCTACAGGACCAAACATCATACCCATTGATGCTCCCATTAATGCCCCGCCAGCAATATTTCCAGCAGTTCCTGTTTGTGGTATTGCAGCTGATGCAATTCCAAGACCCATCATTCCCATGGACATTCCCATTCCACGGAATCTTCCAAATCTTCCACCGCCTGCTGTCGCAGCCATAGCCAATTCATTAGGTCCACCAGCAGCAGCTGTATTTGCAACGGTTTGTAAAGCCACTGCTTTTTCTTGAATATCTTGTGTAACTGCTTGGTCTGCTTTTACCTTAGCTGCTTTTAATTGTGCAATTGCAGCAGAAACTTTTGCATCATCTGCCATTTCTTGTGCAGTTAACTCTCTACCAGCTGCAGTAAATGCCATTGCCGTATCTCCAAGTAGTTGTACCGCAACTCTTCCAAATTCTTTTGTTGATGCTGTTACTCTCTTTTGATAAACAGCTATCTCGTTCATCACGCCACCTTGTGATATGGCCAATGACATTCTAGAAATTCTTTCTACTGTTGTTTTGGATGCTGCTCCAGATAACAACCCTGCTCTCATTGCTGTTAATTCTGCTTTGGCTGCAGCTATCATTGCTGCATCTGATCCACCAGATTTAAATGCTGCTAATATTTCTGCAGAAGTTTTTCTAACAATTGTTGTATATCCAGTTCCAAGTTCAGCCTTGGCAACCTCCGCAGCTGCTCTTGCTGCAGCAACTTCATCACCAGTATCAGCGAATGTTTGCTTCCATGCCTGCTTCATTGCATTTGCTAGTGCAGTACCATCTTTTGCGCTCTTTGAATATGCTTGAGATATTGCAGTTAAATTAGCGACATGCGTTGCTTGAGTTTGTGCATAATCTTCTGATGTTTGAAAAGCCTTTGTTATATTAGGGCCAATATTCATCAAAGACTCTCTACTTCTTTCTGTTGTTGCTAGTGGCTCTAGCCTTGCCCTCATTTGTTCTGGTGTTGTTCCTGGAGGAACAATAAAGTTTGGCATTCTTTCTGCAAAGTTTTGTTGCAGCTGTGCTTCTGGTGATCCAGCAGCCATAGGTCTTGTCAATGATGATAGTGCGGATATTCTGGTTCCGCCTAACATTTGTGTTTCTTGTGCTGTTAATCCTAATTGTGCTGCTAATTGTTCTCTAGCGGTTTTTGACATTCCGTGAGAATATTCTATTCCAGCAGGCATAACGCCAGCGCCAGATTGGAACATAGGCCTTGGTATAAATGCACCAGCTGCTCTTTGTGCTGCACCAGACATTGCTGTTCCTTGCGCTGCATTAAGATTTTTTAATGAATTAATTAAGTTATCAATATTTTTTCTAGCTGTTTCAGCGGCAAGTGCCTGGTCATAGAAAGAGTTTGACATTTTTTCAGAGGAAAGACTTGTTGCCATTATCTCTTCTGTTAGTAACTGGAATTTAGGAGTTCCAGTAAATAGTCTGCCAAGCACTCCCACTGATTTTAGCAAGAATCCAAAGAAGTTAAGGAATACACCAGACAACATAATAAGTGGTCCGACTAGTCCAATTAATGCTCCGACTATTGTTAAGACATTTTTAACTCCATCTGGAAGATTATTGAATCCATCTAACAATTTATTTACTGCACTAAGAACTGTTGTAAAGACGCTAAGGAATCCTTCTCCAACACCAGCAAGGTTAGCCTTGAATGTTTCAACCTGTCTTTGGAATCTACCAGAAGCTGACTCTGTTAATATTGATAACTCTCGGTCAGCTATTTGAGCTAATTCCGCAGTAGAGGCTCCCATTAATTCTATAACCTGTAATGTTTGACTTCCAGATTTACCTAGGTTATCAAATAATGCTGACATACGTGCAAACTGGAACTTACCGAATAGTTGTTCTATAGCCCTCGCTCTAGCTAATGGGTCTAGGGCATTCAATTCATTTTTTAATGCTATAACAGTTTGTACTAAATCTCCAGCATTTGCATTAACTATACTTTCAATATTTACACCAAATCCATTTAGAACTTCTGTAGTTTTTTGTGTTGGATTAATTATAGATGCTAATCCAGACTTAAGTGCGTTTGCTGATTCAGAAGCGTTTATACCACCCTCACGCATTGCTGTAAGGAATAGTGCTAAGTCTTTTACATCTCCGCCAAGCTGTCTAACAACTGGCCCAGCTTTTGGAATTGCTATAACTAGGTCATTAAGGGATGTAGATGTTTGGTTTTCAACTGCGTTAAGGAAGTTGATTGATTCAGCCAGCTCTTTTGTATTTAAATTAAATGCATTTTGAAGTGATAATGTCGCAGCCATAGCTTCTTGTCTATCTACTTCTCCGAGTACTGCAAGACGTGTGGTTTCTGCTACTGACTTTATTAGGTCTTCTCCCGTAGCACCAGTTGCCGCAATATCCGCAGCCAAACCTATTGTTTCTTGAACAGATGCACCAAGATCTCTGGCTAAGGTTTTTGCCAAGTCAGATGTCTGTGCTTTTATGTTTGCTATCTCAGAGGTTGTTGCACCACCAACATCCCCATAAACCTTTGCTAATCTTGTTAACTGTTTATCTACTTCTTTAAATGAATTTGCTGCAGCCCCTGCAAACATAGTGAGTGGTACTGTTAATCCTACTGTTAGCTGGCGTCCTGCCCATTGTGTATTTTTACCCAAATTAATGAGTTCTGTTGAAGCTCCCTGTATGGACCTTCCTATAATCTTAAACTGTTCTGCTCTTAAAGATTTCATTACTGCTGGGTCAAATTTATCTAGCCCAGTAGGTGTAGACAGAATATTTCTTGTTTCTCCGCTTGGCCCAATAGATGTAGTAAGTACAGACTTCTGTAATTTTACCTGATCTTCTGCAAGCCTTCTTATCATTCCACGCTGTCCTCTGGCCTGCAGCGTAAATTCACGATAGTAGTCTCTTAGCTTTATTCTTCCTTGATCTAAGTGTTTACCAAATTCTCTTGTTTGATTTGTAACATCGACAAATGATGATGACCAGAGTCTGCTGTTACGCATACCTTGTATAAATTGTTTATTTAGATTGTCAATTGAGACGAAAGCTCCTGAACCCAAACCATTTAGTTGGGCTTGTAGTGTTCCAATTTCAGCGTTGGCTCTTTTAATCTCTGATATAAGATCAGAGAAGTTAGCATTAGCATTAAAATTAATTACTACTGATTGTGCCATTTATTAATCCCAGACTTCGTATCCTAAGCCATGTCCGATACCGAATCCCTCTTCTTTGGCAAGTCTGCCCTTTAGATTTGTAATATCGTTTATTCTTGGATCGTCTCCCAGTGCTTCCCTCCTGACATCATCAAATGATTTAGAACTTTGTGATCCACCTTCAAGGTCAACCCCCTGTAGAGCTGCTAGGAATTTCTTATCTTCTAAGTCTTTCCTGTTCATCTCTTCTAGTGTGTCAATAAGTTCTTTTAATGACATCTTTTCTTCCAGGTCTTCATAGTTTTCCCATGAGCCCAGAAGAAAAACTTGCTTTTCTAAGGCAGCGAGATCAAGTTCTTTCCAAGTCGTTGAAGACTTAGTTTTTTCGGTTAGTTCTCCCCAACCATCTTGTTCGCTGCCGCTATTAAATTTGGGTCACCAAGTTTAATACCGCCACACACCTCAATAATTTTCCATATTGTAGGCACGTCTAAAGCTTCTTCTAGGGCTTCCTTGTTCCCTGCTAGGTCTGGCAATGATCGCTTAAGCGCAATTGCACAAGCATCGATAAAAATGTCGATAGCTTCTTTTTCATTCTTTACGTCATCAAGTTTTGTGACGACCTCCATAAAATCACGAAGGTATTTAATTGGGAGCGGTTTTAATTTTACTTGCCGTCCGTCTTGCAGTTCAATCTCTACAGTATCATATAACTGAGTAGCCAAAATTTGACCTCCTAAATAGTCAAGATAATTATACCAAAAAACAGGTTAAAAAGACAAGGCCCTCCTTTCGAAGGGCCTGTGCCTAATTCTAAAATCGAATTACGCTACAATGCGGTCAACGATTCTACCATATGTATCTGAGTAACGTGG